CTTTGCGACTGGCTTTAGAGCGAGTCCCATTTCCTTCGGTAATGATTTAGCTAAAAGAGGTGAGTAGTTGCGAAGGGCTTTACGCAGTGCGATTGCGCCCTTTACTTCTACTGGCATCTTTTATCTCCTTGTTTCGGTCTTTCATAGCTTGTAATAAAGCCTTGAACATTCTCGAATCAAGTTCGAGCAAGTCGTTAGGCGCGATCCTTGTTTCCAAACTTAATCTTGCAACTAAGTAAGTAAATGAATCCCGCCCTATAATTCCGGGTCGTCATCTAGAACTTCCACTTTTACAAGTGTGTCTAGGAACGCTACCCCGAAAGGCTTAACTGTTTCGCTAGTACCTTCAAAACTACGACGCAAACATTCCCAAGCAAGATAATAGACATCCGACTGGGATTCTTTCTCGCGAAAGGCTTTGTGAAAGCCCATCTTTGCATGGTTCTCGAATGCGTATTCGATTGATGGCGTGATCTGATGCTCAGATACAGTGCCATCGGTTCTAGTGATCTTTAGCTTTGCCATTTCTTTTAGCCCTTTTCTTTAGTAGTTAGATTATGACCAAGTACCAGTTGAAGCAGTTGCTGTCTTGCTGTTGCAAGTAAAGGTTAGATCCATCATACCTTCATCAGCTACTGCGCCGTTGATGTCTGTTAGGTTATCAACCAAGATTGTGCCTGAGTAAAGCAGGTTAGTTGCTGATACCGCAGCTGATGAATCTTGAATTGCTTGCCATGCAACAGTTGTGCCATAAGCAGCCTGCAGTGTTGCTAGAACGCTTCCTGCTGCTGTGTCGTTCAAGAATGAAACTGTGAGTGTGTCTGCTGAAAGACCTGTAACAAACTTATGAGCTGTGTCGCCCATTGCAGTTACTTCGATCTGATCTGCTACACGATTAAGGGTGAATGCAGTTACATGGTCAGAAAGATTAACAGTAGCAATCTTTAAACCGACCTTATTATTTAGAAAAATTGCCATGATTATTCTTCTTCCTTCTTAGTAGTTACTGGCTTTGGTGCTGTGGTGATCTGACCAATCTTCTTCAAGAAGGCTAGATCCTCTGGTGTTAGGTCTGACATGTTAACTCCAACTTGTTAGGATTGATACGGACATCTCGCAGCTGAGCAGATCACCTGATGCAGCATTGAGAACACTTGGGGCAGATACACTGCCTACATTATACGTCAAAGAACTAGCAGCTAATAAGTTAAACACTCTAACTACGTTAGTTTCAATGCCGTTTAGATTGCCTTCGTTATCGAATAAAGGCACTGTAATAATAATCTTAAAATTAGCCAGCGGACTTACTGTGTTACGAGCATTGTTGCTTGGCGCAAGATACGGATCGTCTGGGCTTACGATAACTGAGTTCGCTAATACAACGCTTGGCGGAAACGCGAATGTCTGCCAAAGTGAGTTATCAACTAACGCTGTTGCCAGGGTAGTTCGTAGAGTGGTAACTGATGCTGGCATTAGCCCACCATTGAGCGAGGGTCTAGCGCGTGCGCGATCAATCCTCTTACCTTAGCGAGCAGCTGTGCTGACATTCGATAAGGTGAGGGCTGGAAATCTACGGAGTTAGAACCAGTTAAAGTGCTGGTTCTCGCTTGCCAGATCTCGACAGCTATCATGAGAGCCGCATTCTGGATAGCCATGTCGGCTGTCCAATCTGTTGATGGACTAATTGTTACTGTGCCATAAGGCCTGACCGCATGGCGTGGCTCAGCTGCTGGTGTGCCTGTTATTGCATAAGAGATTGAATAATCGTCAACGACTGTAATTGTCTTTGATCCATTTAGATGGGATTTGTTGTTAGTTACAACAACCGTTTGACCTACATAAAATGTATTTTTTACAAGTGTGTCAAAATAAAGAGTGCCTACTGTGGTGGTGTTGCTGTGTTCTGTGTTGAAATGAGTATCTGCCCAAAGCATTGGGAGTAGCACTGCATCTGATGCATCGCAGACTTCCTGAATTGTTGCATCTGGGTACAGCGAGCCAACGCCGAGAACGCTCTTGAGTTCAGCTACTGTGCAGAGTGACATTCCAATTCCTTTCTAAAGACCAAGAGGGGGCAAGGGCTATGCCCCCTCTCAGCGACTTAGTGGGCTTACGCCTTGTTGTTCTTGAATGCGCCAGCAGCAACCTTAGTTGCGATTGCGCCGAAGCCGTAGTAACCGATGGTTACTTGACCTGCTGCTGTTGATTCTGCGCGTAAGCGGTATGTAGGGCTTTCGTACCATGTGTAAGCATCTGGGTTAACGATGAGGATTGTTCCATCGCCATCGCCACCGTTTGTTGGATCGACATAGAGGTTAAGTCCTGCAACATTACCTGTTAGTGATGTTGGGGCTACTTGACCGCCAGCGTTCATTGGCTGTGATGCTGTGTAGATTGGGCGACCTGCATCGTTAAGTGACATGATGTTTGACCATTGTCCTGTTGATACAACCATGTTGCGAGCAAATGGGTTAGCTAGTCCTGCTGTTGCTCCGTAAACAGAAGCAGATCCGCGAGCAACAATTCCAAGCAATTCAGCTGCTGTTGGGTATGTCGCTACTGTAGTTGCATCAAGTGATGCGCCTGAGATAAGTGCAGCGTTTACTGCTGCGTTTGTTGTCTTTGCGTAAGCCGCTGCCATGTTGCGCACTAGCTCATCAAAGAATGCTGGAGAAGTACGATCTAGAAGTTCAACAGAGAATGTCTGTTGTCCAGCATACTTCTTAACTGTTACTGACAAGAACGCTGCGTTCTGATCTGTATCTGTAAATGCTGCACCTTCTGCAACTTCACCGACTGCTGGCATTTGTGTGATCTTTGGGATCTCAAATGTCATACCGGCATCTGGAAGCACTCCGCGAGAAATTGCATCGATCGATGGGCGGATTGTTGTGCCAAGTGGGTTGATGATTTCATTTAATTGACGAGTTGGTACAAGACCAGCGTTGTCTGTTGTGTCATCTGCTGCAAGTAGGTATTGACGAGCTGACTCATCACCTAGTGCTGCACGAATTGTGTTTTCTGCATACTTAGCAGCTGTTACTTCAATGCGTGGCTTTGTGTAAGCCATTGCTGTGACAGTTGGGCGAGCAGCTTCGACCGCTGGTGCTTCAACTGGTGTTGCTTCGACTGCTGGAGTGGTGTTTTCCACGGTGGCTGTCTCGCTTTCTGTTGGTTGGGTTGATTCTTCTACAGCAGATTCTTCTGCTGCAATATCAGTAACTTGAGCTGACTTAAATGCTGGCTCAGTCACTAAACTTACTTCGACCAAGCGAGCAGCGGATACATAAGTCACGCCGTCCTTGATCTTTGATTTTAGAACTTCTGCACCGATGCTTAATCCTGATTGCAATCCTTCTTCTGCAAGGATTAGGGCTTCTGTGCCGCGCTGTGAGCGACTTACAGAAAAGACTGCATCAATTGAGTTTTCTGACTCTGAGAAACTGATTGCACGACCCAAAGGCTTCTTAGAATCGTGTTGGTTTAATAGTTTGATGGTCTTAGGATCTGGGATCTCGATTGATCCAGAGGCAAAGATAACCTTGCCCATGTTGGTAGATCCTGCTTCAATGTTAAGAGGCACGATCTTGCCTGAGATAGTGCGATTGGCTGAATCAGCTGTTAGTTCAGCTGCGAAGGTGATTATCTGGGTCATTGCATTCCCTGACTTCCGTTAGGTGTTAGATCTGTCATTGCCATTGCTTGTTCTTGAGTAATAAGTTCAAGAGTTAATAGTTTTTCGATAACTGCCAGTTCTTGTAATGGATCAGTTCTCAAGAAGTTCTTGTCAATGTCAAATTTAACAACATTGCCGCGAGCTGTAATGTCGTCCATTGATAAACGATCTTCAATGGCTGTGATAAATGGCTGCAAAGATAGTGTCAAGAATTGCTTGCGCTCATCTTGAACATTTGCATAAGTCATTGAATTATTTTGATCTGCCGATACATAATAAGCAGGGACATTGCAAAGGCGCGCAATTTCAGTTGCCAGGTTGAAAATTGCTTCTCCGTACATCATCTCTTTCGGTGAGAATGACACTGGCTTATATTCTAAAGTGCTTGTTAGATAAGCAGTAGAACGATTGTTGCGAGCAGTGCGCCAAGCAGCTAATAATCCTGAAACTTCTTTAGGATCAAGATCCGCACCGGTATTTTTAATATAACCAGTTGCCATTGGAGTTGATGCAGCAATCGCTGCTGCCTTCTGGACATCGATAGCCGCGCGACTTGTTTGAATG